TTTACGTCCAAATATGCGGATGTATTACCTTGAAACAATTCTTCCTATTGTTAGAAAAATGAATTTTGCACTAGAAAGGTACTTCGGATTTGCATTATCAGAGGATATTACAGATATTCCGGCTCTTCAACCAGAGCTACGAGATCAATCACAGTACTATTCAGCTTTAGTGAATACAGGAATTATTTCACCTAACGAAGCTAGGGGTGCTCTTGGATTTGACTTAGTAGAAGGATATGACGATTTGCGAGTTCCAGCAAACATTGCAGGAAGCGCAGCAAACCCAGACGAGGGTGGTAGACCCGTCGAGGACCAAGGAGAAGAATAAATGGCAGTACGTCAAAAACAAAAAGTTTTAGATATTGCTTGCGGGCATTTTAAAGAGCACAAGCTGCCTTTAGATATTGACTATAAAACTTATATGAATAAAGTAGGGGCTGCTGATGCATTACATGCAATCTCTGTTAAAAGAAGTTTTAAAGCATGGAAGTATTTGTTACATGCCTTAAAAGTAAAGCATCCAGAGTTAATGGAAGCCCCTAAGCCAAAACCTGCTCCGAAGCCAAAACCTGCTCCGAGCAAGCCTGCTAAAACAGTAGAAAAGAGTGAAGACTAATGGAAAAGATTTTTAACCTTACTTCTACCTTTAAAGCTTTTGATGAAGATGACGATGGTAGCGTTCACATTTGTGGAATGGCTAGCACTGCTGACTTCGACCGAGCTGGGGATACAATCTCAGCAGAAGCATGGACTAAGGGTGGCCTTGGTAACTTCGAGAAGAATCCTATCATTCTTTTCAATCATAACTACGACAAGCCTATCGGCCGCGCTACAGGACTTAAAGTCACTGAAAACGGTCTCGAACTAAAGGCTAAAATTTCTAAGTCTGCGCCCGATCATGTCGCGCAGCTTGTAAAAGAAGGCATTCTTGGAGCATTTTCTGTTGGTTTCCGAGTCAAGGATGCTGATTACCTATCGGAAACCGACGGATTAAAGATTAAGGACGCTGAGTTGTTTGAAGTATCGGTAGTATCGGTACCTTGTAACCAAGCAGCTACTTTCTCTCTGGCGAAGTCATTTGATTCTATTGAAGAATACAATGAGTTCAAAAAAACTTTCACTAATAGTGTAGATCTAGCCGGTCAGTCTCTGGCTAAAGATGAAGATTCATTTGAAGCTAGTGATACACCGGATGGAACTGAAAAGTCAGTTCAAAAGGAGATAAACATGTCGGAAGTAAAAACTCCCGAAATCGACCTGGACGCTTTTGCTAAGAAGGTGGCGGAAGAGACTGCTGCTAAGATTGCAATTCGACAGGCCGAAGAAAAAGCCGCAGCTGTAGCTGCACAAAAAGAAGCAGAAGAAGTTGAAGCTGCTAAAACCCTCGAAGCTGAAACTGTAAAGTCTGTAATTAAGACAGGCATTGAGACAGGTGCTGAGCGCCTTCTTGCAGACGTCGAAGCAAAACTTGCTGAGAAAGATGCTAAGATGGATGAAGTAATTCTTCAGTATAAGAAGGACTTGGAAGAGAAGAGCGATGAGATCACTAAAATGCGTGAGTCTAAGCGTGTATTCTCTGATCGTTCAAACGACGTAAACACTGTCTCTAAGTGGGGCAAAGAGTTTATGAATGCACACCTTCTTGGTGTAATGACTGGTAAGGGCCTCGAAGGCACTTCCTATGGTCGTGACATTATCGAGAAAGCTGGTGTAACTTATGCTTCTGCACAGCCTAACATTGCTACTGAAGTATCTGGTCAAATCGAAAAAGAAATCATGCGTGAGTTACGACTTGCACGTGCTTTCCGTGAAATCCAGATTAATTCACAAGCACAAGTATTGCCAATTCAGCAAGACACTGGTTTGGCTACGTTCCAAACTGGAGCTGCTGCAGCTGGTAACCTACAAACTCGCGGTGGAGCTGCTCCACAGCCTTCACAGGTAACTTTGAAAGCGTTCCGCTTGATCTCTACTACTCTCATGGATAACCATGTAGACGAAGAGATTCTTATCAACTTAATGCCTATGTTGGTTGAGTCAGTAGCACGTTCACACGCTCGTGCCGTTGATGACGCTATCTTGAACCACGATTCATCAGGTTCTGATGACTTCAATGGTTTGATTAAGACTGCTGGAACCAACGTCTTTGATACTTCAGTATCAGCTGCTAACCTTTCAGGTACTTCAGTAGATGCAGCCGACTTCTTGGGTGCTCGTAAGATGATGGGTAAGTATGGTATGATGCCTGAAGAGCTCGTGTATGTTATTTCACAGAAGCGTTACTACGATCTAATCGCAGACACTGCTTTTGCTGACATCACAGACGTAGGTTCTGATATTGCTACTAAGCTCACTGGTCAAGTTGGTGCGATCTACGGAACTCCCGTAATTGTATCTGACAACTTTGGCGCAGAAGCTGATAATGCTTGTGTTGGCCTCGCAGTCAACATTCGTAACTTTGCTATTCCACGCCTCCGCGGTGTGAATGTAGAGCAAGACTACGAAGTAATGAACCAGCGTAACGTTATCGTTGCTACTCAGTCACTTGGCTTTAACCAGCTAGTTGCTGACACTTCAACTGACGTATCGGTAGTTCGACTCAACGCAGTAGCCTAATAGCTAAGCTATAGAAACTGGGGAGGTTCTCCTCCCCAAGTTTTTATTAATTGACTTATTATGACAGATTTAGTAACTCTTGCAGAATACAAAGAAGCCGAGGGGATTGCAAGCCCTAAGGAAGACCTTCGTCTTGCAACTATAGTTCCTGCAGTGAGTCAATTAGTAAAAACTTATTGTGGTAATAGCCTTATTGACTATTACTCCTCAAATAAAGTAGAAACATTTAGTATTGACTGGGATACTCATATAGTACAACTAACAGAGAGTCCCGCTAATAGTATTGTTTCAGTACAGAAAAGAGATTCCGTTTCAGAAAGTTACAGCACCGTGCCAACAACAGACTATTATCTAGATAACGCGACGGATAGTGTACTGTATGTAACGGGATCTACCTATAAGAACTGGCCTAAAGGGGCCGGCGCAGTTAAAGTTACTTATACTGCAGGGTACTCTGCGTGCCCTTCAGACTTGAAACTTGCAGTATTTGATTTAATTACTTACTACTTAAAAGATGAGCACAAAGAACGAAGAACTTTAGCAGGGGCAAGTATTCAAAATGCAGGCTCAACTAGCTTACGAGATAGTGTGGCATTTCCTGATCATATCAAGAGAGTGTTAGACTTATATAAAAACTTTTAATGAGTAGTTCAAAACTCAATGAGTTAATAAAACAAAAATTATTAAAAGATGTTGACAGAGCAGCACGAAACACTATTGGAAAGGCTTCACGAAAAGCCTTATCTACTACATCTGCCAGCCAGTGTTTGGTACTTGATCGTAGGGCAGTTACTGCTTTAACTCTAGGCATGGAAGAAGGTATAGGAAGAAAACTAACTTCATACGAAAGAAAGAAATACAGATCTTCTGTAAAAACTTTTTTTATAGGAATGTCGAAGCCTTACCCTAACGTACCAGGACGTAAATACTTTCTGGATATTTTAAGACGAAATAAATTAGAGCTAGGTAGGAATATATTCTTTTTAGGAACTGATTTTGATGGTATAAAAGCAAAATACCACAAGCATAACAAAAAGTTTATAAAAGATACAAAATCTTTAAACGGCACTGATTATGATGTAAAGAAGCCTGGAAGCCCTGGAGGAAATGGAGTTCAGTTTGACCATGGAGCAGAAGGTACCGCAATAGGAACGCTAGGCGGTGGCGCTTCAGCCGTATCTGTGGCGCTTGATAAAGGCGTAGATTTTGAACATTTAAAATCTGTAGCGTCTGAGAACTTAGAAGCAATACTTGCAACTCAGTTCCATGAACTATCTAGTAGTGCTCGCAGCAAAATGCACAAAAGACTTTTTGACATTATTATAAATCAAGATCAAGTAGTAAAGCCTGGAACGGGCGGCGGAATAGTTGGCGGAGTAGGTATAATAATTAGACCTATAAAAACAAAAGATAATGCATCAAGGTCTACATTAGAGAAACAAGAACAAGCCGCTCTAATAGAAGCTGTATCTAAAACTATAGAAACTACAGATTGGTTCGCTCAGGAAGGATCAAGCAGTTTACGAAACAAAGCCAAAGCAGCAGCAATTTTAAGTGTGACCGATCCTTTAACAAAGCTTAGTAAAAAAAGCAAAGGTAAACTGTCTTTAAAACTAGACCCTAAAATTACACAAACAGCATTAAAGACAAATAGTAAGGGCAGCAAGAGAACAAAAAAAGATAGTGGTGTGTCCCCTACTGCGTATACTACTAAGAAGGGGCGCTTAGCAACGGGTGCAATTGCTAGTAAAGTGGGTAAAAGAGCTAAGCAATCTAATTTTAATACTGTATCAATGATAGGAATACTAAACAGTAAACTTTCTGATACAGTAGCTAAAAATATGGGCAGTCCTAAATTAAATTATAGAACAGGTAGATTTGCAGGAAGTGTAAGAGTTACAGATATTACTATAACGGCCAAAGGACATCCTAGTATTGGGTATACTTATCAAAGAGACCCTTACGAAGTATTTGAAAGTAGTAGTGGATCTAAATTTTCAAGCATGGAAAGAGACCCCCGCAAACTAATTGATGTTTCTATTAGAGAATTGGCAGCACAGCAAGCAATAGGAAGACTATTTACTAGGAGAGTATAATGACATCACCAAGACTTTATACTTCAAGAAGGTCAAACATAGTAGAAGCTTTATCAGAGAAGTTAAAAAATATTGACGGATCTGGTGCATTTCTATCTGATGTAGCTAATAATGTACACCCCCAACTTAAATTCTGGGATGAAGTAGAGGATTTTCCTGCAATACATTTAAACGCAGGGTCTGAAACACGAGAATACCAAGCAGGCGGGTACAAAGATAGGTTTTTAAGTGTAACAGTTCGTTGTTACGTCAATGAAGACGAAGCGCAGTACGCTTTGAATGCTCTCATGGAAGACGTAGAGACTGTTATAGAAGAGAACTCAAATTTACAATATTTCGACAAGCAAAACAATGAGTTTAATTGTCAACAGATCACCGTAGTTAGTATTGATACTGATGAAGGTGTACTTGAACCCTTAGGCGTAGGAGAAATGCTTATAGAGGTTCGATACTAGAAACGACTGGCACGAACAAATGTTCACGCCCTAGTCCTTTCAATATACATAGGAGATTACTATGGCTACACAATTATATTTTAGTCGCGATACTAAGGTTTACGTCGAATTTGATAGTAAAGTATGGGAATTACCCGTACTCGACGGATTTAGTTTCTCTCAGGCAAACAATACCTCAGAAATTACTCTTAATGAAATGGAGTCTTCTGCAGGTGTAAGCCGAAGAGGACGTCGCGCGTTTAACGACTCGCTCGCTCCAGGGGAGTGGTCACTGTCTACGTACGTACGACCATTTACTTCCGCAGGTTCGGGCAACGGTGCCGCAGATGGCGCTGCAGAAACTCACGCAGTAGAAGAAGTTCTTTGGGCTATGATGGCAGGTGCTGATAATTATGATCCTGCTACTTATGACTTTGACAGAGGCGGTAATAATGTTATTACTCCTGCGTCT